CGGGGAGCTTTTTTGTTTTTATCAATGGTTTCGTCGGAGATGTTGAAATAGAGGATCAGCTCGGTGTTGGTGAGCTCGATGTGATCCACAAAGGTATCAACCAGGCGGCGGCAGTAGGCCTTGGTGCGCTCCGAGGGGGAGACACGGAACTGCTGCAGCAGGAACAAAATCTGGTCACGGGTGAAGGTGAGAGGCTTTTTGGCGGTGAGGGAAGAGAGCTGATAGGAAAGCGTGCTCTCCTGCTGCTCCAGGTCGGCAAGGCGGGCAGAGAGGGCGGCGCTGGAGGTGCCGTTCTCAATGGCAGTGAGGATGTTCTGAATCTTGCTGCGGACATCGGACAGGGATTTTTCCAGGGCCTGCTTCTCCGGGTCAGGGCGTGCGGCCTCGGCCTGCTGCAGCTCCACGATGGCGTCTGCGATCTGCTCCAGCAGCTCGGGCTCCAGCAGCAGGTCCGCAACGGAATTGACCACCATAGCCTCCAGCTCGTCCTGCGGGATGTTTTTGCGGGTGCAGGCGCGGCCGATGGAGCGGCCGGGGCAAGCGTAATAGTGGTACATCTGGCCGTTGCCGCTGCTGCGTCCACAGACGCCTTTCATCAGGCAGCCGCACTCTCCACAGTACAGTTTGCCGGAGAGGATATAATCGGCGCGGGAGGCGTGCGGGGTGCGGCTCTGGCGGTTGCGTTCAAACATTTTCTGTGCCCTTTCCCATAGATCATTGTCGATGATGGCCGGGATCGCGCCCTCGATGCGGACATCAAACTTTTTACTGACGTAAACGCCGCGGTACATCTCGTTCTGGATGATGCGGTTGATACTGCTTTTGTTGAAAGGGCCGCCGTGGCTGGTGCGCAGGCCCATGGCGTTCAGACGCTCCACGATGGAGGAGGAGGACAGCCCGGCGGCGTACTGCTCAAAGATATACCGGACTGCCTCGGCACCTGTGGGCTCGATGATGTAGTGCTTGTCGGCGTCCACGGTGAGGCCCAGCGGGCGGGAGCTGCCCAAGGCCTTGCCCTTGAGGGCAGATTCCCGCATGCCACGGCGGGCTTTTTCGGCCAGCTCGGCGCTGTAATACTCAGCCAGAGCTTCCATCAGGCCCTCAATGATGATGCCCTCGGCACCGGAGATGTTGCTCTCGGCGGCATAGAGGATCTCCACACCGTTGTCCCGGAGCTTTTTCTTATAGACGGCGCTGTCGTAGCGGTTGCGGGCCAGACGGTCGGTTTTCCAGCAGATCACGGCGTCAAAGGTGTGCGCCGCACTGTCGGCCACCAGCTGCTGGAAGGCAGGACGGTCATCGGTTTTGCCGCTGATGTGGCGGTCTACATACTCGCGCAGGATGGTCATGCCGTGGGCGCGGGCGTAGGCCTCACAGTCCCGGCGCTGGCCCTCGATGCTCTGCTCGGTCTGGCGGCTGCCGCCAGAGTAGCGGTAGTAAGCCACCAGGCGCGGCGCTTCGGCCGCAGGAGCTTTTTTGCGGGGCATGATAACACTTCCTTTCCGGGCGGTTGCCCATATGCAGGGAGTGTGATATACTGACCCCTGCAAGCATAAAATTTTCTTTGTCCGGTTTTGTGCTGCACTCCATGTTATCCCCGGCGCTGCATCGTACCAGCGCCGGGGCTTTTATTTGCCCATATCGAAAAAGCGTGCTATGCTGTAAGGGCAGGCGACGCATGGAAAGAAACCTTCTTGCTTTTTTATCCTTACCTTTTGACGACGGGGCAGACCCCTCCAGCTGGAAACGGCTGGAGGGGTTTGTGCGTTTTTTACATGAAAGTTGCACAGGCGGCTTTACAAAGGGGGCTGGATTGCATATAATGAAGATGCAAGGTATAGCTTTGCACTTTCAAAAAGAAGGAGGTCTTTTTGATGGCGACAAAGAGTATTACAAAGAATGTCGTGATTCGTTCAAAACCGCTTGCACGGAATTTTGTACGAGCATTGGAAAATGCAGAGGGAAAGAGCAGCAAAAATGTCGTTGTGGATAAGACTGTCCATGAGATCAAGGGCGATGCGCTGCGTGAGATGTTTGGAAAGAAATGACAGGATACGGATTAGTTAACCTAAAAGATATGATCCAAGAACTCGGAGAGGGTCGAACAAAGGAGATCCTTTCCGAGTTTTCTTGTCCGCTGAATAAGGACGTGGAGTTTTTTCTGCATTGCAAGGCCATTGAATTTGCCAGGCAGGGAATTGCCCAGACGCAGCTGGTGGTGACATCTTACAAAGACAAACCAGTGCTGGTGGGATATTTTACACTGTCAAACAAAGTGCTCGAAATTCCACGCAAGAACATTAGTAAAAATGTTGCAAAGAAAGTGAATCGTTTTGCAATGGCAAGGGATGCGCGACGCTCTATGACGGACAATTACATGATCTCAGCACCTCTGATTGGTCAGCTTGGCAAAAATTTTGCCAACGGATACGACAACCTGATTCCGGGCGACGTGCTGTTGAAGCTGGCGACTGATAAGGTGCGCGCGATCCAGGCGGTGCTGGGCGGCAAGTTTGTGTATCTGGAATGCGAGGACAAAGACGCGCTGCTCAATTTTTACGGAGACAATGGCTTTGTGATCTTCGGCAAACGGGATCTTGACCGAGATGAGCGAGACCGGCAATCCGGCCAGTATTTGGTGCAGCTTTTGAAATATCTGGGTGATTGATTGTAGTTCCATGTGGCCTGCCAGGCATACCTTGGCGGGCTTTTTGTTTGCCCCTCCGGCTGGAAACAGCTGGAGGGGTTTGTGCGTTTATAAAACAAGGAGCACCCGGCGGGGAGCTCCTTGAAAAGAACAATTGTTTGGAAGGTACGGTTGCACGAATTTTCTTTTTAGATGGAACGTAATTTGGATCATATTTCTTGCTTTTACGTTCCAATTTTTCAAAATTGCAGCATACCTTTTGATACAGCGGGATTTTACGACTGAGAGCTTTGCGGTATGTGGATTCTGCACGCTGGAGAATAAGATCGCGATTCTTGTTGCAATAATTTAACTGATTCAACAAGAGCATTTTATAATTCTCATTTTCGATACTCTGAATATCAAATTTGATCAAGCAAGATGGAATAACAGGAATCATATTGTTGAAGCCCATTAGGCCAAGACGACCATCGTCGAGTTTCATAACAGGACCGCCGCCTTTGATGTTAACGTGATTGGGCTTAGGGGATTCAAGGGGAACATAATAATCAATGCCGTTGATGGAGAGTACAATTCCAACATACGGACGCCGCTGCCCCTTATTGTATTGCACACGGGTGTCAATACTATGTAAATAGCTGATATAGTGTTCGTTAATGTGGTAAAATTGAAACTTCCCCATAATTCAGCTCCTTAATCCAAGAAGGTGCGGAACAGTAACCTGTCCCGCACCCTTTTTCATTCCTCACTATACGGCAGAGGTTCTCCGCTTTTTTCATTCTCTACTCACGGTAAGAGCTCACCGCTTTTTTAATTCCCCATTTTTTCATGGCAGGGAGGGGCTACCCTCTTTCAGCGGACAAGCAAAGACCAGCAGTCTTTTCATTGTCTTGGCAGGAATACGTTCCTGCAAGTCTATTATACGCTCGGTGAGCGGGTTTGTACACGAAAAAAATGTGAAAAGTTGCAAACGCAACAGAAAAACTAAAAATTAGGGCTTGACAAGCAATGAAAATTCAAAAATCCTTCACAAACAAGACATAAATAAGCAGACTTAATAGGAACCTGCTGGAGGGGTTTTGTGCGTTTAAGGAAAAAAATACCCGCCATCTTGCGCGTAAACACTTGCGTGTCCAGAGGCCTGGCGGGCCGCATCTTGTTAATCAATATGCATAATAGCCGTCATCGTAGCCGGCGTTATAGCCTTCTTCATAGCCGGAATTATATCCGCCGTCCCACCCATTAAGCCAAGCTTCAGAGTAAGCATCCCGGCTGGCTTCGGAAGCCGAATTGTAGCCATCAATTTGGCCAGAAGCATAGCCGGACTTGTAGCCGTTAGAATAAGCCGTGCTTGCAGCACTTTTTTCAGCAGCTTTTAAAGAGTCGATATAAGGTGAAGAAGGTGTAAAATGTGGTGCAAAATACCCTTCTCCCAAGAATAAACCGGTCAGAATACCGATCATGAGGACAATAATAAAGGCAACCACGAGAAGCACCTTTTTACTGACAGAGAAATGAATGACCGCTTTAGTGGAAACAGAGTCTTTCTGCGATTGAACAGCGGGTACACAGAGCGGAACATCAGGATCAGGCGCATTCTTTACAGCAGGAGGGTCGTTCTGCTCCGAATCGGATGTATCTGCAGAAGGAGTTTCGACCGGCATGGAGACTTGAGCAGGAGAAGGAGATGCTTCTGGTACGGCCGGAGAAACTTTTTTAGAAGGGCGAATGCAGGCAGCACAAAGGGCGACACCGATATTGGAAATACCGAGTACAGTATTATCGAATACAGCATTCGGAAGTGTAGATAAAACAAAATTAGAAGAATGAGCTGTCGCAATTTCTCCGATGCCAAGAACAAGGAATACAACAAAAGAAATATTACAGAAACAGTGAAAAGCAGTGCCATTTCCAATCTTCGAGGGAAGAATTTTAATGGTATAAGCACAAAGAAGAACACTACAGATGCCAGCTAGAATATAACTGATGGTATGACCGAACATCATAAGGCTGAACGCTGTGCCACCTAAAGTAAAACCGAGGAGATAAACAAGGCCGAGGAAAACGGAAAAGGCAAGGGCGAGAAAAAAACAAATCAGTTTGCTTGAAGGCTCAGAGACTTTGAGCGGTTTCCAAAGAAGAAAAGAAATGTAAGCAAGTAAAGCTGCCAGCAAAAAAATCAATATAAAATTGGTTGATATGCCCATGATAACATCCTCACACAGCCGCCAGACAGGCGGCTTTATTTTTTACGCTTCTTTTGCGCCCAGCTCAGACGCAGGACATTTTTTATAACGGCCGGTAAGCACAAGGTCCTCCACATACTCCACGGCCTTGGTCTGTCCCTCCTCGTTGAGCTGGTCAAAGGACGCCAGCAGAGCAGACTGCTGAGGGGTGAGTGTGGATGGATTGTGCTCGGATTCTTCCATGCCCATCAGATAGGTGGGAGTGGTGTCCAATACGAGAGCGAGTTTTTCAAGTACAGAACGCTTGAGATTTACAACCAGACCGTTTTCGTACTTGTAGATGGCTGCTTTTTGTACGCCAACCTTTGCACCGAGCTCCTCTTGTGTCATCTGATGCTCGATGCGCAGTTGGCGGATTCTGTCGCCGGTGGTCATGAAATATCACCCCTTCCTACAGTGTATCTTAATAATACCATAGAAAATCTAAAATGCAAGAAAAAACATCTTGACACGATTCAGCGAAGATGCTAATATCTAAGTATCTTAAAAAGATACGATGATGCTAATATCTAAGTATCTTAAAAAATCGGAGGTGACAATGGATTGAACGAACGCAAATTAAAGGCTGTGATGCAGCTGCATGGCGAATCACAGCAAGATTTGGCCCAGTATCTGCAGATGAGCCTCTCCCGGCTGAATGCGAAAATCAATGAATACCGTGGAGCGCAGTTTCGGCAGAATGAAATTGCAGCGATACAGGAGCATTACGGGTTGAGTGCGGAAGAGGTCAATGAGATCTTTTTTGCCCTGACGGTATCTCAAAAAGATTCTAACACCTCGTCCCAGCCGGGGAAAAGCGCATGAAAAAAAGCCCCGGGAAGGGGCGGGAGGTGAAAACGATGCCTTTTTTGCTTGGTGTGATCATACTTGGTGCTTCTGCGCTTGGGGTTGTTATAGCTGTAGTGGGACTGTTCCGGCTGCAGTTGGAAATCTGCCTGAT